TTATGCGCCTTTCCTTTTGAGAATTTTACTATCTTTCTCAGTATGGAAAGTGTAGTAAACCTCAACACGTCCGTTGTGATGCAAAATAACCTTCTCAACACAATCACGAACAAGAGTTTGGCGCTCCATAGGAGTAAGATGGGGCCAGAGGTCTCCAATAGTCTGAATTTTCTCACGGACGTAGTTGATGTGCTCTTCCTTGAGTTTCTGCGTTTCCTCGCTTGCAAGCTGTCTCTGCAATACGTGGAGCTGTCCTCGAACATCCTCAATGCGCTCGTACACCATGGGGTCTCCGATGTCGGCATAGAGCCCATATAGGCGCCTGAGAGACTCCTTCAGCTCATCTATCCGGTTCGTCAGGATTTCTGCTGCACTTGCAGGCACGTGGGTGTCGTCAAAATCGTCGAGAGAAATGTCAGTACCAATGTCAAAAAGTTTTGAGATAACAACCTTCTCAAGTTCATCTGCGCGAACGCCCTTGTTTGGACAATCGGGGTCCTTAACCATGTTCTTTTTACACGTGTGCGAGTAGCAGACGATACGGATATACTTCCCCCACTTCATGTACCGCATTCTGGCGCCACAATCTCCGCAGAAAACAAGCCCGGTAAGAAGATAATATTTATTGTTGCCGCAGACTGCGAGGTTTTCCTTCCCACGGCGTTCCATTTCTGCAGCCACGAGCATGAACCGCTCTTCATCAATCAAAGGCTCGTGGAAACCCTTATAGTCTTTACCTTTGTAGTTGATGTAGCCGCAATATGTGCGCTTGGTAAGAATATTCCTCACGAGCTGTTCGCAACTTAGTCCGAGCATATCCGCAATTTTCTGGCAACTATAGCCCTTGATGTAGAGGTCGTAAGCCTGTGGCACTTTTGGCGCGTCAGCATTTGGGATAAGGGATTTGCTTTCCTTGTCATAATCATAGCCAAACGGAACATTTCCGCCGCCACGCCAATATCCCGCACTTACACGACCCATCATTCCAATACGGGTTCTCATATAGATATTCTCGCGTTCCAACTGAGCGAAGACGCTCAAAATACCTATCATCGCTCGTCCATATGGAGTGGTAGTGTCAAGGGCCTCGGAAATGCTTACAAAATCCACTTCGTTCGGAAGAAACACATCCTCAATTAAATAAAGAGTATCCTTCTGACTTCTGGATAGACGGTCCAGCTTGAAGACGACAACCGCCTTCAGCTTCCCTTCCATCGCATCGGATATCATTTCCTGCATTGCCGGTCGATTTAAGTTGCTGCCGCTGAATCCGGGGTCCGTGTAGAATTTCGCGTTCTCCCAGCCTTTTACGGTACAAAAGGCCTGCAATTTGGCTGTTTGGTCAGGTATAGAATATCCCTGCTCCGCCTGTGCATCGGTAGACACGCGAACATAACAGCCGACGACTTTTTCTGGAGACGTATCTTCCATCAGGTCCTTTAACCCCAAAAGAGACTTGCTTTCTTTCTTGCTTTTCGTGTTACTTGTTGAGTTTCTTGGTTTTTTTATTGTGTTTTTTGTTGAGTTATTTTTTGCGTTTTCTTCTTTTGTTGTTTTCTTCTTTCTTTCTGTAGGCATAAGTCCCCTTTCCTATAAGTTACGCCCTCTGCAAAGACGTTCACCTATATTATACAACCCACATAAAAAAATGACAAGTCGTAAGTTCTTGGGAAAAATGCCCATCAGGGAGTATCCTGATGGGCGTTCGCGGCGTCTTCAAGCCGCTTCCAAGTCCTCCTGAAGAATGATTGCAGTAAAGAGTCGCTGTAAACCATTCCGGCAAAGGATTCTCGTTCTTCATACTCCCCATCAACAGTTATATATCTGCTCGTTTCTAACTTGGGGTCTATGGTTTCAACGGGACGTGCCATTTTTATCATTTCCTTTCAGAACTGGGATATGTAAGATTGGATGCGCCGCCGCACAACCAACCTCAAATATCCTTCAGCATCAGCGGCCAGCGGTTAAACCGGAGTAAAATACGCTATGACGACGTTTTGCCAGCCGTTGTAACAGGTGTAAAGGGTAATTCCTCCACTGTTGTTGTACGCAACATCGTTTCCGTCATTATCAGTCAGTTCCGTGCCTTCATTGTGCCCATACTCCACCCCAGTACAAACATATTCTGTTCGACTGTTTCCGTAATCTATATATCCCACCGCACCAACCGCGCAGTTGGCTATGGCAGAAAAGCCCTGATAGTTGTGGTCTGCAATGAGATACTGGCTCCCATACGCACTGTAGCCTGCACTATCGGCAGCGTCACAAATTGCCTGTCCGTACTCGAAGGAATCGCTTCCAAGCACATAGGTGAAGCAAGCGACATCTATTCCAATAGAAGGGACAGACCAACGCCCAACGGCGCCTCGCTGTTCGACAGCGTAAACGGCACACCTATTCTGCGAGTGCCCTGCGCTGCCGCAATAGCTGCAGGCTGCTGCGGTTTCCGGTGCGAGCTCAGGCACGAGGGTCGCCACAGAGGGTTCGCCCGCAGGGGTAGGAGTCTCCTCCGGAGGCGTGTCTGAGTCCACTTCACTTACAACATTTTCTTTTGTGAACCACTCAGGAGGCAAGTATTTATCTTCCTCCACAACGGCGGCAGCGGACACAGAGAGGTCATCAGTAAAGTAATCGAAAGGCACCGAAGCCTCTGCACAAGCCATATGTAAAGATGATGCACTTACCAGCAAAAAGGCAGCCAGCGTAACAGCGCGGCGGGAAATCTTCTTTGTTTTCATTAAAGCTGCACCCCCTTCAAGCAGGCTGGAATGTCACGATAGCGACATTGAAATTATGGTCAAGACAGGTATACAAAGTGAGCCCATCCGGATTAAAGTATGAAGTATAGACACTGTCGCCATCGGCGCCGGTAAGATAGCCACCGGGGTTGCGACCATGCTGGATGCCGGTGCAAACATAGGTCAGGACAGAGTCGCCCATGTCGATGTAAGCGTAGGTGCCTTCGGAGCAGTTGTTGATGGCGGAGAAGCCCTGATTATTATGGTCGCCAATAACGGTCTGGCCGAGATAGACGATTTGTGCTGCGCTGTCCCATGCATCTGTAACGGCCTGCGTGTAGTTGTCACTCTCGGTGGTATGCTGCAGAGAGTACCAAGTGACGTCGTAAACAGCCACGTCAACACCGACAGAGGGAATCCGGAGCCGTCCAACGGCGCCATTGTCCACGGCACGGACGGCACAGTAGTCTTTGGTGTGTTCTGCGCTGCCGCAGTAGGAACAGGTGGTTGGAGTTTCCTGAACAGGCTCTTCGGAGGGAGTCGCTTCAACGACGACAGCATCGTCTGCCTGAGGCTCGTCCTCTACGGGAGTTTCAGTGCTTCCATGCTCATCGGATGTCTCGTTTGCTTCGGGAGTCTGAGCATCAGAATTTGCGTCCTTTTCCTCGTTCTGCGCGGCTTCTGCTACTGCCAAAGGCGGAGAGCTTTCACGTGATGCGAAAGCAGGCAGCATGGAGATGGCAAAGAGACCACCGATAAAGGCCAGAATGATAACGGTGAAGAGTGCCCACCGAGGGATTTTGAATTTCGTTTTCATGGTTTTGTCCTTTCTTAGAGTAGAGTGGGTGTCTGGCGCTTATACCGGCGTCCAGTAAGTGATGTAAATGTTGGTCCAGTGGTCAAGGCAGGTGTAGCAAATCACGGTGCCGGAAGAATAGTTGCTGTAGCTCATTATGTTTCCATTTCCATCGAGCATCTTTTCGCCGGTATTGTGTCCGTATTCAACCTGATAGCACTCGTAGTAAGTTGCACCATCACCAAAATCCATGTAGGCTTTTGCGCCAACAGAAATATTGGAAAGTCCACAGAAACCTTGGTTATTGTGGTCCGCAAGAACACCAACGCCGCCGCAAGTCAAGAAAGCTGCACTGTCGGAACTGTCAGTAATTTCCTGAACATAGGATTGGTCTGCATCCCAGTTACACGAGTAGGCCGCTACATTACAGCCAACAGACGGAATCACCCAGCGCCCATAGGCTCCATTGGCAATAGACCTCTTTGCACAGATTGAGGAACTGTGGCTCTCAGAGCCGCAATAGGAACAGACAGCCGGAACAACCTCCTGTACTTCTTCAACGGCGTTGGGGTCATCCTCGGAGTTCTCTGCTTCCGTGATGTCGGAAAGCGGGTCGAGGATTCCTTCCTTCAGCATCAAAACATCTTGCTGTGCTTCTTCTGACAGCTTGGTGTCGTCCATCTGGGCGGCAACCTCTGCTGCAGGAAGTGATTCGTAGTTCGAGCGTTCTTCGGCCTGTGCGAGTGTCACGTTGGTGGAGAGAAAGTAGAAAACGGATACTGCGACGAACAGGAACGTAAAAAGTGCAGTCTTGAAAACCCCCCATTTTACGTGCTTTTTGCTTGTGTTTTCCAAAAATTCTCATCCCCTTTCTGAGCATAAAAAAGCGGAAGGACAGTCTGTGTTAGACTGTCCTTCCTTATAATTCTATACTACTATAATTCGATATTTTGTCAAGTTCTTGGAACGAACAAATTTGCGGAACCGTCGAAAGCCCTGCAATCACTCACTGCACGAGGTCGAAGTAGGCAAGGAAAATACCGCTCCCTCCACCGTAGCAGGTCTTACAGATGAACTCGCCACCGGATGTTGCTCAGATTTTCCACTTGCCGTCCACCACTTTCAGAAACAATATGTTATGGGGTACACAACCTTGTTATTTCAGGGTATTACACACCATAGCCTTTTTTATGCGGTATACAACCCTGTTGTTTCAGAGCCATATATGCCGCTGCCGCAGTTATTCTGTGATACACAACCCTGTCGTTTCAGGGTTCTATATACCCGACACAGGCATATTCAGTTCCCCAAAGGTGCCGGTATCATCTCTCACATGATTACCAGCCAACAGAGTATTCCTGCTTCCACGACGACCATGCATCTCCACAGGCGTTAATTTCGGTTATACCATCCGTACTCGTTTTTAATAGATTTCAAAAGACCAAGTAGGATATTCAGCCTTGAGCAGCTTCCACTTGAGGTTGAAATCCTTTGTAGTTCGATACTTCTGCGTTGTGGTATCGAAGGGCTTCACGTCCTCTACCACACACTTGCCGTCGCGCACATAGACGGCGTCGGCTTTGTAAGTAATACCGGAGACCTTCTGACCACGATACTCGAACTCGGTAATGATGGTCAAAGGCACCTGCCGGCGAAGGTCGTGGATATGTCCGCCGCGCTCCAAAATCTGAAGCTCTTTCCAGCGGTGGTACTCCTTCTTGCTGTCAAAGACAGCGATAGGGATTTCACCATTATTGCGGGGCTTACCGAAAAAAGCCAGCCCATCGGCATACTCGTAGACCTTTACATTTCTATATTTTGCCGCCTTATTCGCTTTGGAGCGATGTTCGCGTGTGTTGTTTGCACCGTGAACACGGAGGCGGGGGTTTTTCTTCATCATTGCATTGAACTCTTTCTGAGACATATACATTACTTTTCAGCAGCCTCCTCGAACATCTCCATGCATTTTGCGTAGTTGTTAGATAGCGCATCAAATGAGCAGCTATCGCCGCCGGCATCAGGATGATATACCTTTGCCAGCCGCCGGTAGTGGAGTGTGATTTCTTCCTTGGATATAGGGGGCTCTGCGAAACCGAGAGCGATAAAACAGGCATCTAATGACTTGGAGCGCATCGGCAGGGCTTTCATGCCGGCCACCCATGTAGACAGGTCGTAGATGCCTCGTTCGACCATACGGGCGAGGTCTTCCAAAGAGAGCACGACCTGTGCAAAGGCATCGGAGCCGTACTGCAGGGAGATGCCGTGCTCTTGGGCGTTCTTCACGCTATGGGAGAAGCGGTAAAGCTCACCCTTGTACCTGAACTCAACCCAACACTCCTGACGACTCCAGTCGTAGTTGTAGTCGCCTTCTTCGATACCAAGCCGCGCCATTACGCGCACCAACTTGTCCTCATAGAGTTCAGGGGAACTATATATCTTTTTTGAGGCCATCCAGAGACCTCCTTTCAACTTCAAGTTGTCCTAAACGAATACCTACACCCACATCATATATAATCTGGTACACTACCCTGTTGTTTTAGCCCGTTATGTACCTAAAAGGAATAACTGAGGTATCACCCCGTTATTTCAGGCCCTTATACACCTTAGGATTGAAAGTTGGAGCGCGGTTAAGGGGTATACAACCCTGTTATTTCTGGGCGCTATACACCCTCGCCCTTCTCGTCAAAAGGTGGCCGTTTGGTATACAACCCTGTTATTTCTGGGCTCTATACGCCTGTCTCCTCAAGCGACAGATTATATGGTATACACCCCTGTCATTTCAGGGCCTCATACACCCAACACAGGCATATTCAGTTCCCTTAGCTGCTGGCATCATCTCTCACATGAAAACCAGCTAACAGAGCATTCCTGCTTCCACGATGACCATGCATCTCCACAGGCGTTAATTCCGGTTATACCGTCCGTACTTGCTTTTAGGTATTTAGCGAAAAGCGGCGCAGCCGCCGGAGTAGGGCCTGCGCCGCTGTGTGTCTGCTGCCAAGGCCAACTCAGATGCGGTCCACATTCCCGTTGGCGACAGAATAGACACCGGAAATGTCGATGGTTTCATAGGGCTCATCAAACATTCCCAACTCATGTGCAATGAAAGCGATATGCAGCTCGTCCTCGTCTGCTTCAATGCTCTCGTCCTCACGAGCCCGCTGAAGCAGCTCATTACGGGCAGCGACCCAGTTCTTCTCGATAATTTCGAGATTATTCTGAAGGTGCTCGTCATCATTCTTAATGACCATCACACCAATGACGGTATCGTGGTCATTACTGATGAATACGACGACGGGCTTTTCGGGTGTATTGGTGTTGCTCATTTCTTTGTCCTTTCACGTGCGGCTTTGACCGCCATCTTTTCCTTACACTTTTCGTCAGGCTCCCACCTATTCCAGCGGGAACAACTCTTACAGGGTTCTTTGGTCGTCGTAGTTTCCTTGTTGATGCAATCAAGGCATCCACGGCCAACGTTCACAGCGTCCATCGGTTATTAACCGAAGAAGCCGGAACCGAAGTCGCCACCGCTGTCAGCGGGGAAATTGAAGTTACCACCATAGGGAACTTCCTTGGCGGGAGCAGCGGGCGCAGGAGTCTCAGGAGCGAAACCACCGGCGGGAGCAGGCACTTCGGGAGCTACAGGCGCAAAATCCTCCTCAGGTTCAGAGACCAGAGGCATGGGGATAGCAGGAGAAGCAGCGGGTGCCGTCTCAGGCGCAGGAGCAGCAGGCTCGGCGGCGGGAACGTCCTCTGCGGGGGTATCATCAGCACCGGACTCGGTTCCATCCACGCGGCTGCGGGCAGCGGTAGCAACGAACTGGCTCAGATCCATAGAGAACTTCCACTTCTCATGCCGGATGGAAGACACGACGATGTTCGCATCCACGGGGAACAGCTTGCCGCCGTATCTGCTCTTCAGCAGTTTGGCAGCGGACGCCTCGTCCAGCACGGCGGGAAACTCGATGGGGTTCTGGTTGTCAACGTTGATGACTCCATTGACGACAGATACGACGCCATAGCTGACGACGCTGACGGTGAGAGTTCTGTTGATAGAAGGTTCCATATTCTTTATTTCCTTTCTTGTTTTTAAGAATTTAAGAGGAATGTTTTGTCATTTCGACAAAACGCTCCACACAGCGGAGGGAAGAACTATAATTACGAATGGTAAAACCCTGTTATTTCAGGGTGGTGTATACCAAAAGGAGACGCCATGAATTGGTATACAACCCTGTTATTTCCGGGTGGTGTATACCCAGCACAGGTATTCAGTTCCCAGAAAGTGCTGGTCGCCACCTCTCACATAACAAACCAGCCAACAGAGTATTCCTGCTTCCACGACGACCATGCATCTCCACAGGCGTTAATTCCGGCTATACCGTCCGTACTCGTTTTTATTTCCTTGGCAATGTGTGCAATCATTGCACACTTTATTTGCTCGCCATAGGGCTTTAGGCAGGATTCTGCTCGGAGGCCATGCGCTGACCTTCGGACAGCACGACCTGTGCCAGAGCCTCGTCATGCTTTGCTTCCGGTGCTACGGTGGCGGTATCTACATCCACCAGCGTGCGTCCAGCCCAGTCCGCCTTATACTTTATCATACCGGTAAGTTCAGACCAGCCGGCATCGAGGATGCTTTTAGCCTGCTCATTGCCCTCAACTAAGGGCTTAACGGCCACCTTCTCAACGGCAATAAGCTGGTTTGCGTTGACAAGTTCACGGCTGATTTTATGCCGGTAGTCATTGCGCTGATTGGCAATATGCTCATGGACGCCGGCTACCTTGCGCCGCTGCTTCTCGTAGTTGGCAGAGCCTTTTTTCTTACGGGATAGACGCCGCTGCTCACGGGCCAGCCGCTTTGCAGACTTGCTCAGATGCTTCGGGTTCTCATAGTGAACGCCGTTGCTGTCAATAGCCAACTCCTTCAGGCCGAGACTGATGCCCACTTCGCCGTCCACAATAGGCAGCGTGTCTCGCTCTACTTTACAGCAGACAGATGCCCAGTATTTTCCGGTAGCAGACCGAGAAATAGTGACCTCGCGGGGAGACCCTTCGATGGGGCGCCCCGTCCCTCGCCTGAGCTTGTTGATTTTCTGATACTGCCCTCCAAACGGAACTTGAATGTAATCGTCCGTCACATAGATAGTACCAGCGGTCGTAAAACTCTGGGTCGGATGGGACGCGCCCTTAAATTTGGGATAACCGGGCTTCTCCCCCGCTTTAATGCGGCGGAAGAACGCTTTTCGCGCCTCAAACAAATCAATGATGGCATATCTCTCTGCCGTACAGCCGCAGTCCGCAAGCCAAGGCCAGCGCTCCCGCATCTCCGTGAGAACCTTCATACAGTCGAAGGTCGTCATCTTCTCCTGTCGGCGCTCATAGATTTTGGAGGTTTGTTCAAGGAAATGGTTCCACACAAACCGGCAGCATTTGAAAGTCTTCTCGATGATTTCGACCTGCTCATCAGTCGGGTAAATGCGATACTTAAACGCTTGAAATGTAGTTGGCATAGAAATCCGTCCTTTCGCAAATAGTCGGCACCTCTCGCAGCAACCATCCAGACTGCGAGAACACCGGACCCCACGCAAACAAGCACAGCATAAAAGGCAGCACCCACGTCTGGAATACGCCAACAACCTCTGCGCTCGGCCCGCGTTTACTTATTTTTCCGGCTTCCCTTGTCCCGCGAACCATGCAGGCGTTCGCGGAGACTTTTGCTCATCTGCTTTCGGCTACTGAAAGCGCAGAGTTTCACCCTTATCACGCCACCGCCCGCAAAACAGGTACAGGCAGCTCGCTTCTCACGCTTCAGGCGACTTTTGCGCTCGCCGATGTTGTCCGAAAAACACGGGACAAACAAGCAGATAAAGAAAAAGGACACACTTTACGGTGTCCTTGGAGCGGACGACGGGACTCGAACCCGCAATGACCAGCTTGGAAGGCTGGCGTCTCACCAAATTAGACGACATCCGCGCATATAAAAAACACCACAAAAGCACATGGTTTTATTGGAGCTGATGGAGGGCCTTGAACCCCCGACCTGCGGTTTACAAATCCGCCGCTCTGCCAACTGAGCTACATCAGCATAGTCGTGAAGCCCCCGCACAACGAGGCTGAAAGCACTTTTCAAAAGACCTGTTACACGGGGGCTTCACTTGAAGGAGAATGAGTATGGAATGGAGCTGACGGTGGGGGTCGAACCCACGACCTGCGCGTTACGAGTGCGCCGCTCTGCCTACTGAGCTACACCAGCATTTTGGTGGTGCTGGCAGCCTCCGCTTATCACGTGTAATCCCGTCTGCACGGAGGCCGCCAGCGCCGAAGAGAGTTGATGTCGGCGGGGTGGGTAGAACGCCGGCTGGTAATAGCGGCTGGAGTTGAACCAACATATCGTTACCTGTGAGAGAGGTACGGCATTACCAGTTATGCTACGCTATCATATTGAGAGGTGTTTCCGTGTCCGCTGCTCGTTAAAAAAGACGGAGGCGAAGATAGAAGCAGCGAAAACAGAAGGCGCGTCGTGCGGACTCGAACCGCCAGAACCTCCCCGCATGGAGAACAACGCGAAAGTCGAAGCAGCTCCCGCACACTTCCCTCAGGGAGCTGACTTTATTGTGCTTATGAGTGTAAATAAAGAAAGAAGAAAACGGGACGGGCAATTTAGGCGCTTATTCTTACAATCGCAAGAATATTGTCATTTTAGGTACAAGCCCTTCGAACGAGCCTCTCTTGCCCTGTCCACGCTGTTATACTAACACGAACATATAAAAATGTCAAGTCTAATTATCAGTAAAAAAAGCTATACCGCGAGTTTATACGCCATGAAGCGTTCTTCATAAACTAAAGCAAGCCGTATTTTACGAAAAGTAGTTGGCAATAATAACGAATATACAAAAGAGGGAGGGTTGACATCCTGTAAATTTTCTCTCTAATACGCTTGACAAAATTTTATGTTCGTGTTTATAATAAGGGTGTGTAAGCCCTCTTTATAAGAAGTAAGCAAGAAGCCTCGGTGATTTATTGCCGAGTAGTTCACGAAAAGTACCCCGACACCCTGACATTTTTCCCACCAAACGGAGGTGAGAATATATATGAAGCTATCCGTCATTGGAGTAAACGCACAAAAGGAAAAGCGTTTCGAGAAAAAAGGTATCCACTCAGCAGAAGACCTTCTGCGTTATATCCCAAAAAGCTATAAGGACTACCGGCAGCTTGCAACGCATCTCATAGATGGTGCGGAGCAGGCTTGTCTTGTGCGTGTAGACGAAGTAAAGTCCTTCGGCCAAGAACTGCGCTATAAGGGTTCTTATGTGCAGACTTCCTCCCATGTCCCTATGATTATCGCACACTGCACGGTGCTTCCAAGCGGAGAAAAACTCGTTATTACATGGTTCCGGCAAAACTACCTCTTCCGCAAGATTTCCACTTGCACAGGGCAGGAGGTTTATGTGGCCGGAAAGGTCGGATACAGCGAGAAATACAACAACTACACCATGACGGCACCGGAGATTTTCGAACCTGCCTATGGGCAGGCACCGGGCATTCGTCCTGTGTACGCTCAAATCGGAGGCGTGAGCGATGCCTACCTGAGAGAAAAGATTCAGGAGGCTTCCGACAGAACTATCGGACTTATTGAAACGCTTCCCAATGATTTCCTCGACAAAAAAGGTCTTTCAAGCCTTTGGACTTCACTCAAGAAGCTGCACTTCCCCGTTTCCGAGCAGGATATTAAGGACGGGCAATCCCGACTCCTTCAGGAAGACCTCGTATATTTTGCTATGGCTAACGAATGGGCCGCACGAAAGATTTCTAAAGGTAGCCAATTCTCCGTCAAAACAAACGGCTGGATTGAAAAGATTAAGAAGTCCCTGCCCTATTCTCTCACAAAAGACCAGATGGACGCGATTGAGAGCATGACTCAATTTGCAGCAGGCGGGCATCGCATCAACGCGCTTGTGCAGGGTGATGTCGGTTGTGGAAAGAGCATCGTTGCCTTTTGCCTTATGATGACCATGGCTGAGAATGGGTATCAGGCAGCGGTGATGGCTCCAACGCTGGTGTTGGCGCGTCAGCACTACGAGGACCTCTCTGCTCTGGCGGAACCGTTTGGCGTAAGTGTTGTTTGGCTTGGCAGCGATTTGAAGACGAGCGAAAAGAAAAAAGCCTTGGCTGTCATCAAGGAAGGCAAGGCACAACTCATTGTTGGAACACAGTCCATCATTGGAGAAGATGTGGAGTATAAAAATCTCGCCTTAACCGTAACGGATGAGGAACACAAGTTTGGCGTTGACCAGCGTACAGCGCTCATCGAAAAGGCTTCAGGCGGTGTTCATTCTATTACTATGTCTGCCACCCCCATCCCCCGCAGTTTGGCTCAGGTAATTTATGGGGATACCGTGCAACTCCACACCATTAAAACGATGCCGGACGGACGTCTTCCGGTTATAACCGGCATTGCCACAAGTAAAGAAAAAATCTTTCGCTTCATTCTGCTGCAGAAACAAAAGGGGTATCAAACCTATGTTGTCTGTCCGCTTATTGATAGAAGCGAGAAGCTGGAAGGCGTACAGTCTGTCGAGGAAGTCAGCGCAGAATACCGTTCTGTTCTGGAACCGTATGGCGTCCGCATCGAAACAGTAACAGGCAAGATGGGAAAGATAGAAACGGAGGACATTCTCTCGCGCTTCAAGGATGGTCAAGTAGATGTGCTTGTCAGTACAACTGTTGTGGAGGTTGGCGTAAATGTCCCTACCGCGACAATGATGGTCATTGTAAACGCGGACCGTTTCGGGCTTTCCAGTCTGCACCAGTTGAGAGGGCGTGTAGGGCGGAGCAGCGTACAGTCCTATTGTGTGCTGGAAGCAGGCGCGTCGCCCACGCCGGCTGCGATGGAGAGACTGAACGCCATGGTACAGACCAATAACGGGTTTGAAATTGCAGAGGCGGACCTCCGCATTAGAGGTGCCGGAGATTTCCTCGGCACAGAACAATCCGGATGGAACCGATATATGACCCTTATGATGGCATACCCCGCTGAGTACGAACAGGCAAAGGAGGACGCAAAGACACTTTTGAACAGAGGAAAAGGTTCCTGCAAAATGGTCGATTCCATAATCGCGGGAGGTCAGGAGACCGACAATACCGCAAAGGAGGCATCAAGAAAATGAGTGCTATTTATAAAAGAACAAATCCAACAAAGCCGGCACGAGCTGGAGACGATATAAGGTACGGAGAAAACGTCTCAACAACTGTCTATACCTCTATAGTCCTGCTCCTCCGCAAATTAAGAATTGCGGAGGATGCAGGCAACATGGCAAGAGTAAACAACATTATCACAGACACCACGCCATACAGGGCAGAAATGAAAAAGCTGCGGTTAGCCGAACAGCTTAATTGTCCAGAAGAAAAGCTGCCAGCCCTTTTATTTGATAAAACTCCCATTACAAACGGAGAAACACAGCGATTTATAGGCTGGCAGGGATTTAACTGGCAAATCGTTTTTCGGATTCTTGCCGAGTTGGACATATCTTACGAGGAAATGATTCGATTCGGAGATAAAAACTTTCCAGCTTTCAGCAGCCTACCGCCAGATGTTCAAGAAGTCTATAATCTTGTAGATAGCTTTCCAGAAACGATAAGAGACGGATGCATAAGAGAGTCAGCTCTCGGCATGATTGATACGATGTGGATACATCAATTCTGGGATGATAAAAAACGCAGCTTATTGCTGCGCCCTTCTGCGCGAGTACAGTACGTTTTTTCCCATAGATGTTCATTTAAGCGACAGGATATTCTCGATTTGGATGAATTGATTCAGTCCGGAAAAGGCAATTTTGAATTAGATGATAAACAAAAGGATGTCATTCACGAGTTGGCGAATATCATGTTGGTGAGACCCTCCTGCTCCACAAGCAACGAAAGAATTCTGCCGCATATAGCGGCTGCCTTTGGCGTCTCTTTACACTGGCTCATGGGGATGCCAAGCACAATGCGACTTTATGCGAAAAACTCTACGACAGAAGATATTGTTTCCGCCTATTATTTCATGTCAACCACCTGCAAAATTGAGTTTAGAAAAGCGCTGCAAAAGTTTTCCGAAAGACTTGAACACTTTAAGGAGGAAAACAAATGAGAAAAAAGGATAGTGCAGTCAACGCATATATCGACTGCAATAAATGGGCGACAAAACTCAATACGCGGTTCTCTTCCGCCGAGAAGTCGGAAAAATTGAATTACAAGGAAATGCTCGGAATATATGCCGAATTCAGCGATGAGCTTACTTTGGTACGCAGGCTTGTTTCCGCGAGAGTGTACGAAGAGCTGTTTGCCATTACCAAAATGCCACGTGTCTATGGAGAATGGAATGTGAAGCAAATTGGTGCAGAAATCGGCATGGACGCAACTAAAATGTCGCGCCTCAAGGAGCCTGAGGACGGTGCGCTTACCTCTGTGGGACCGTTTGAGTTACGCATTTCGCCTCCAGCAGACGGCAAGCAGACGCGACGGCTGCCTGAAGGGTTTTATGCGTCTGTTGAAGGTCTTTACAAAACCTCATACTTTTTCCTTGACAAGTCCTGCGAAAAAGTCTTATTCGGAGATGAGTGTGCGCCCATCCACCTCCCTCATAACTACTCCTCCCTTTTCTCCCAAATCTCAGCAGTTCCGTTTTCCGATTCCTTGCGGATACAAGTTAAGATTAAAGAAATGTGCAAGCAGTACGAGCAGTACATGGTAAGGGAAACGGCAGACGGCAAAAAGCCAGAAAACTACGTATACGCGGATAGCGCAGGTGCTCCCATTGATTTTCAGGAGCTTTATATAAAGCGGCTTAACGAGAAGATGGAAAATGACTGCTGTAATGCTTCCTCACTGTTCGGCGAAGACGCCAGTGCTCCTTTTAAGAACATGGCAATCAGATGCTTTAGCGTTCCTGTAGACACATTTGAAAAGTCAGATAGGGCAATATTCTTTGACAAGAACGGAACTCTTATGAGACCGGAGAAGAAGTCCGGAAAGAAAGAACCAATGGGAACGACCGGCAATCTTATGATGCTGAGTATTGGCCTTGACACGGCTGTGGACTATTTCATCTCCCCTGATTATACGAAATATTCGACGCTGCTTGCTCGAACAAATGTCCCAGATAAAAGTGGAAACGAGATGGAGTTCACGCTTGATGAAGGTATGCGGTCAGCCCTTTCTTCAATCCTGATGATTTCTGACGATAACGATAGAAGTGAGGTCGTAGCGGAAGCCCTTTGCGACTGCTGGATGGCACAATACTCCGAGGAAATAAAGTAAAAAAAGAGGCAGGCGAAAGCCGCCTCTTTTTTCTCTGCTATTATTGACATTATAAATAATTGTGGTAGTATAATAGTATAATTACGAAGATATTTTTATAAGGAGACTTATCTCCGCTTCCAGTCACACCAAGTATTCAAGACAGTTATCCCAAGACAGGGATAGCTGTCTTTTTATATATTTTTTTTACATTACAACACAATAAGAAAGGAGAAAACATAATGGCACAGGCAAAAATGGTTTTCAGCTATCTCGGCCCCGTTCGTGTCTATGACGACATTACCACAAATAAGTGGGGCGGGACGACTATGGCGGTTTCTGAGAAACAGGCTCGTAACAACTTGGCCCACCAGTATCGAAAACAGCGCGGATTGCTCCAGTGTGTGCCTGTCAAAATGACGGGTGAGTTGACAAGCTACAACGCACCGATAATGCCGCCGTTCAGGTCCAAGCGGAGACCTTCGTATCGCGGAGGTGAAGCGCAATGATGTGGAATGGAAAGTGGAACGGAGCAAATGCCATCGTAGTTCACACGCCGCAGAGCTTTCGGTCGTTCAAGCGAGCTATCCGTTCTCTTGGCGATGTGTGGGCTGACTGGAATCACGTGTATTTCAGTCAGTGCAGAGATTTGTACTCCGCAGCATACCTTCCCTGCTATCCAGACAAGAGTCCCGAAGATAGCACAATCACCTATCACTGGCTCAAGGAAACTTGGTCCAAAGAAGGTCCTCGTGCCGTAGGCATGAACATTCAATAAACGAGGAGGAGAAGCTATGTCTACACCGCTGTATGAGTTAATTGAGAGAGCCGAGCGTATGGATTCCATCTACTCCGAGCGCTACGCATCTTTCTCTTCTGAACAGGATAGGCGTGCGAAGCAGTGTATTGCGGAGGCTCGCGAAGCTATCGAAGAGCAGCGAAAAATCTGCGAAAGACGACGCCAGCAGGCAGCCGTAACACTGTCTCGGCAACATTGAAAAGAAAGGAGTAAATTCATTGTGAAAGTAAAAAAGAAAATTCGTTACGCCGGCGAATGCTGCATTTGCCACGAACCCATTGAGGTTGGCGAAGAATATGTCGAGGCACCTTACGAAAACAAACAGTGTCATATCGACTGCATGGAGACAGAGCCGCTTAAAGCGGTTCTGTCTTTTTTCGGCATTCCGTCGTGTGTAACCAATTCTGAAGGAAAGGAGACAAGAATCTATGGGTAGAAATGGAAATATCCGCAGGGGCGATGTATTTTGGGTCAATGCGAAAGAAATCGAAATCTTTTCCCCTTGGGCCCCGGAAGGAAGTCAGTTCCGCGATAAAGACGGACATCCTTCCAATAGCTCTGTTATCAGAGGACATCGTCCCGCAATCGTTGTATCTTCGGATGACCTGAACCGCTACAGCAGTGTAGTGGAGGTCGTATTTACAACATCATCTCCAAAGATGCAGCAGCCCTCCCATGTACTCATCACGAGCACGAGCCGCCCAAGCACAGCACTGTGCGAGCAGCCGATGGCAGTTTCTGTCAATGAGCTGGGGGCCTATATCTGCCACCTGACTGAAGCGGAGCTGGTAGACATCGACGCCGCGCTGTACTACAGCATGGGGCTGAGTGCTCGTGTGAACGACAATGATGATAATACATGGCGTGCGCGGTATGAAACCATGCACAGGGCATATTCCGAGATGCTTGTCCATGTTATGCGAATCATGGACAGCAACAACAAGCGGGCCACACCGTACCCCGCAGCCACCGTTGGAAGAAGAAAGGAGCAAGCCGAAAATGAGTAATCCTATCTTCATCGTGTTTGCCTGTGACGCTTGGAAAGCAACAGACTCTATGCGTCTGGTTTCTGCGACGACTTCCCGCGCAAAGCTGAAGGAGCTTGTGGCAACCTGCGTCGAGTCCGAGACGTTTGAGTACGGCGAAGACTCCGTAGAGGTCGCTGCGACGCAGCTCCGCAAGGACTTTGATAGCGGATTAAGTATCTACGACATCAACAACAACCTCAGATTCGGTATTATAACCGCTGCCGAGGATGGCGAGATGTAACGGAAGAAAGGAGATGTAAAAATGGGATACACTATCATTGATGCCCGCTCTTTCATCAAGACAACTCGTGGTATCATTCCTCTTGCCTTGGGTGGCAGCAACAACTGCTCCGAGTTTATCTACGACAGGAATTTCAAGCCGCGAGAGGTTCGCGAGCGCCACTGGTTCTTGCTGGGAGGAATCAATCTTCTGGAACTTCCTGAGGACGAATTTGTGGCGAAGGTGAATACCACCTTCCCCGACACCGATGATGAGTGCTGGATGATGAACAGCAAGTGGGTCACTTGCTCTCAGGCACGGAAATGGTTTGCTCGCGCCGCAAAGGATGCCGCCACGCTGGAGGACATCCTCGCCGCCAATCCCGGCGTCAACGACCTGAATGTAGGGCTGATGCCCTATACGTCCGGCAACCATCTGCTGTGGAGGTATGTCAGAACAACGGATGAGCTGGAAGTCTGGCTGGATGAGGCACGGGAACTGGTAAAAGAACACAAGGAGCACTACATCTTCATGTCGTTCAGCGGAACACAGCGCGGCGAGCGCCTGCGACCTGCCAGAGCGCGGGATGTAAAGGGTCCGCTTGTAGTTCAAAAGCGCAACGCGGGCTATGTGCGTGCGTTTGATAATGTGAATGGAAGAATAACTGTGCATTTCACAAAGGATGTCAGAGATGCCATTCATTACCCGTCTGTGGAATCAGCTACGGCAGCGATGGGGGAGGTTATCAGCGTAATGGGACTTGAGTTCAAGACCGTAACGCGCAAGATGACGGCGCCTCGGCCCTATGTCGTTATGTGTACGGAAAAGGCATACGCAGGGAAGTATGTGAAGAAATCCGTGAAGAACAACCTCCAGTACACGTCCTCCGTGGATGATGCTCAGAGGTTTATCAGTGAGAAAGACGCTGAGGCAAAGATTTCTTCCTTGCGAGGCAAATTTCTCAGCGCACAGTATCTCAAACCAGTTTACGTAGAAGCGTGAACAACAAGCCTAAAAAAAGAGCCGCTATGCGGCTCTTTTCTTTTGCGTCGAAACCGTTGACATTATAAGGAAATGTGGTAGTATAGTAGTATAATTACGAAGATATTTTTATAAGGAGCTTTGTCTCCGTTTTCAGTCACATCATCACATTCAAGACAGTTGTTCTCTTTTGAGAACGACTGTCTTTTTATATATTCACTACATTTTTGTTCCCATAAGGCCTTAACACAGGCTGGGAGAAAGGAGAAAAATATGGCATATATCTGTGAAAAGCCTGTTGGTTCCTGTGCGTTATGTGAGCACTATCGTTTCGAAGAGGAAAAGGGACGAAAAGTGTGCTTTGCCGCTGTGGATAAGTGCGAGGCAGAAAAAAAAGCAGCCGAGCTGAAGGTTGTTGCGTCGAAATCCGGATGCGATAAGGCAGAGAACACCTGCACCTCCTGTGAGAAGTATGTGTGGGACGACAAAGTGGCGCGTTACGTGTGTCTCGAAGGCGAGGATGCAGCGAGAACTGCAACCCTTCCCAGCAGAAGATACGCGATGCTTTTTGTGAACCACTCCCCTATCGGCGAAGGTTCTCTTGTGGATGTGTGTGCGTTGTCCTTCGACACACTGGATGAGGCTCGTGAGGGCGTTAAGTTGGCAAAGAACGCGCACACACACGTCAGCAACCAGCTCAGAGGCAGACGCGGTCTTTTTCCGTTTGCCGGTGAAATGCTCTCCGATGAGGAGTGTCGCCGTGTGTTCGGCGCAAAGGTTCTCTGTGCGTCTTCCCTCTACTACACGGATGAGTACGATGCAAGCGTCAAGGCGAGAGCTTTTTCCTACCTCGCGGTAGAGACCGAAAATGCGCGGGATGTTATCCGTCGTCTTCTGCATCACAATTTGGACTGTGGCACCTGCCAGACCTTCGTTGATGAGGGTTGCGAAACCTATCACGACTGCCCTTACCACGGCGAGTGCGCCAAGTTGGGCGATGTCTGGGTAGAAAGAAAGGCGGTGTAAGAATGTTGCTTTCTGTAAAGCTGAAAAACGGACTTACCTCTCTGGCAGAACAGATGGGCATGGACATTACCACGCACCTGAAGAACATCACAGTCAACGGACAGAAGCGCGGCTGCTCTGGCTTCGTGACTTGCGGAGAGAGTTGCGTCTATGTAACCACCGAGCACTCTTGCTATGGACCTATTTCCGACAAATCCATGTGCCGCTATGCCAAGGACACAGAGGATTTCTCCAGCAACGGTCTGAAAAACGGCTATAACCAGTTTGTAGCCGACGGTTTCTTGGCCGCAAAAGTCATTTCCATGCTCAAAAACGGCAAAGGCATCCCCCGCTGAGGGGGATGCCTGCAGAAAGGAGGCTCCCGTGAGGAAGGACTACATTAGATTTCCCGCAAGGATGAAACAGCTCGTCAGCTTCACGGGCATGACTATTGAAAACAAGGGTAACTGTTATCCTACCGACATCGACGGACTCATTGAGTATCACGACAAGGGGTATGTTTTCTTTGAGGTGAAGCATCGTAATGCCGCAATGCCTTATGGTCAGAGACTCGCGCTCCAGCGCATGGTGGAGGATGCTTCCAGAATTGGAAAGACATCTATCGCCATCGTGTGTGAACATACGGTAGACAATCCCCTCATTCCCGTCACAGTTGCAACGTGTCGGGTCAGGGAAATCTACTATTCTAAGGAGCATCGTTGGCGGGCGCCAAAATACCCCACAATGACCGTGAGACAAGCGGTGGATGGGTTTCTCTACACGCCAAGCGTTCAGCAATACAGAACGCCCTCTGGCGGCATTAGCACCCTCGTGGTGGCTCAGGTGGCGAGAGGAGGGGCTATCCCCTTCCCTCCCGCCTACCCAGCCGCGCAGAGCTACGGTGCCGTGCCTGACACACTGAGGCAGAGCAGTTGAAATCCGCAAAAAAAAGAAAGGAGAACAACATGGGAAGAAACAAGGTTTTGTCCCGCGATGAGGTTGTAAAGAACCTGAAGAGACAACTCACCAAGTGTGACATTAACGACATCCCAACGGACGCAATTCGACACTTGCAGATGGCGAGAATTATCTGCGAGTGCAATTACGTGTTCCTCGATGACGTTATCGAGACTCTGGCGAATTGGCTGAAAATGGATACCGGTGAAATTCCAAAGGGTGCAATATCGCTCCTGCAGGACGCACTGGATGCCTGTCGCGGAACTGCACCACATAAGCGGCGCAAGGTAAGCAAAAAAGGTTCCGGTACGCCGTCGGAAGTGTTCGACGAGTTCCTGTTTCTTGGAGATGTTACCGGATTGCTCGGCGAATGGTTTGACATGGACACTCAGGATATTCCTGAGACGGCGTTGGCTGCGCTGCATAAGGTCTACGACCTTTGTTGTCAGGAATATGAGTGACCCCGCGAGGAGAAGAAAGGAGAAAAATATATGCTCAGAAAGGAACCTTATGAGCGGCGAATCTGCCTCTCACATTGTCCTGTCAAAGAGTGCGACACAGACATCTATCGCGGCTCTCGTTGCAAGGAACTGCGCGAGAAAGCCGGTGTCCACTTTGACCCCGATGCTTTTAAGGACAAAAATCCCAAGCCCATTATCTTCAACGGAGAGATGGTTCGAGCCATCCGGGAGGGTCGCAAGGCAGTGACTCGCCGTGGTGCATTCCACTTTGCGGGAAAGAGAGCGGATGGACTGTATCGCGATGGAGACGGACGGCTCGTGGCCGCTTTCGCTGATGAGAATACCGTCATTCGTAGCTTCCGTGCTCCGTTTGACAAGGGGGACATCCTGTATGTTCGCGAAACGACCTGTGCCTGCGCCGAGAACCGCTGGCGCTATAAGGCCGACTACACTGACGAGGACCTGAAAAACTCTCCTGAGGTAAACTCTCTCATTCACTGGACACCATCTATCCATATGCCCAAGGAGGCTGCACGCATTTTTCTGCGTGTGACGGATGTTCGGTTGGACCGGCTTAATGACATGAGCGAAGAGGACTTCATAAAGGAGGGTGTCACTCGCGATGAAGATTCCTCCAAGAACATCATGTCCCTTCAGGATAAGTTCATTAAGCTGTGGGACGGCACTATTCCGAAGCATAAGGCTCTCTCGAAGTGGGCAGGAAACCCGTGGGTATGGGTCATTGAATTTGAGGAGGTGCAGTTCTGATGGCGACGGATTACCATGCAGTGATTCAGGAGAATATCCAAAAACAGAACGGCACCTACGAGTCCAATGCAAACCCGTTTGGCATCTGCGGCACCTGTGGCTGCGAGCTTGAACCGAGCTACTTCGTGGAGGAGGAAGAAATCATCCAGCATGGGGTGCGTTTCAAGACCGGTCGTATTCGGCGGGCTGTGGACTGTCTCGTTTGCCCCAACTGTCTCCGTACTGAATGTGTGGACGACAGCTTCGACGGTCCTTGGATGGATAAAGCCCAGTGGAAAAAGCTCCATGGGATGCATTGAAAAATGAAAGGAGAAAAAACAATGAAAGAAATTCTGTTTCGCGGCCAGATTCGGCGGCATGGTGAGAAAGTTCGCATGGCAACCGGAGCACCCCTGCCGGGAATTTGGGTCTACGGGGGCGCCGCACGTCCCCATAACAGCCCGAAGGACTTCGCCATCATCTACACGTACTTGTCCGACACGGCTGAAAGCCGCGACGTTTGCGGTGTCTACGCGGATACCGTAACGCAGTACACCGGCATCATCGACAAGGACGGCGCAAAGGTGTTCGAAGGAGACATCGTGGAGACCTTTGAAGGATTCCGCCCCACTCCTCTCTTCAACGAGAACACGGTTGTGTTCCGAAATGGTTCCTTTGGCCTGCTGGTTAGTGAGTCTTTGAAAACAAAAACGGCAGCAGAGCTGATGGACGAGGCTTACGACAACGGACATTTTGTTCCGTTTTGTAAGCTGCTCGGCACCGAAATCCGTGTTGTTGGCAACATCTTCGATGGTATCGCCGATAAGACTGCAAAGAACAAATAACCTTAACTTAAAAAGAAGCTCTTTCGGGGGCTTCTTTTTTTGTACCGTTTCCGTTGACATTATAAAGAAATGTGGTAGTATAGTAGTATAATTACGAAGATATTTTTATAAGGAGATTTATCTCCGTTTTCAGTCACATCATCATATTCAAGACAGTTGTTCTCACTTGGGAACGACTGTCTTTTTATATATTCAGAACAAGTAAAAACGAAAGGAGTAAACGCATGAAACAAAAGGAGCTTACCCAGCACGAGTGCGATACACACCCGTCTATCCATTATACAGGCAGCGTGCGCGGTATGAAAGCAAGCGGCCTGTGGGGAAAGAACGACGAATGTGTGCGTTGTGGTAATTATATCTACAACCTGTCTATCACACTTGGGCCTTACAAGCAGAATTAGGGAAAGGAGAAAAAATGGATACATCTTCGCTGCACTTTGTTGACAGCACATTGTCTCAGTATCGGAACGAGTTGTTGTTCCACCCCCGCAAGAAGTTGCCCGCAAAAGACGTCAACGATGCTCTGAGGCGACTGCTGGAAATAACGGGAGTACAGGGAAAGGTCAGGGACACCCTGACTACCCACCTGAACGACAGGTGCGGATATGCCCGCGATTTGAGTAAGCCTACGCCCTCAATCGCACAGGTCATCTCCGCTATGGAGTTCGCGTTGCAGTCGGCTTATGCCGACCGGCCTGTTATGGAAGGGGGGTGCAAGAGCATGAGTAAGCATCGCTGGACAATCGAAGAGCTGAAGAGCGTCAATGACGCTAAGTTTGCTATGGCGATTCTGATGGAGCGCCGCAGTGAGTTGTCGAACCCCTACACCCCGTTCGCACAGCGTCTCACCAGCGTCATCAATACACTGATGGACATGGCTGTGGATGGCGGGCTGACGGACGAAGAAAGGAGTAAGAACAATGGCCGCTGAAATGAGACTTTACCGCGTAACGGTTATCGGCAGCAATGCCGAGAGGCAGCGTGGAAAAGTGGTGGATGAGGTCACAGTCAAGGTCGGAACCAAGTGGCTGACGGACGATAACGGTCGTCGGTACTACAAGGTGCCTTCCGAAGATGCGAACAGAAGTCCCTACTTCCAACAGAACACCATGTACTGCACGGACTACCGGCTGTATCAGACAGAGCAGGCCGCCAAGGATTACCTTCGGCAAGCGGAACTGCGTGTGGCGCTTTGCAGGGCGGTGAGCAATTTCGGCTTCAACGCCCCGTTGACCGTGTTGGAGAAGGTCATGGACATTCTCAAGGAAGGCGGGTGCCTGAAATGAGCACAAAAATCTTTGACGCTTGGCGCATCAACTCTACCGACATCGGGGAGTTGGTCAAGCTCGGCAGTGAGATTCGGGAAGTGCAGCAGAAGTCCTTCGTGGACGCTGTCTACAACTCGCTCGATTTCTGCCAGCTCGCCATCATCTTCGCCAAGAAGTCTGTAGAGGATGTTGAGGAGCTCAGACCTGTTTTTGCTTCAATCGCCGCAAACGTCATCCATAAGTGTGTTCTGATGTACGACTGGACGCCGTCTTTTACGATGACGGATAGCGCCAAAAGCTCTGCGGAACAGATTCTGCAGAAGGAGGCGCAGAAGCGGAAGATTTCATTGACAGAAGAGCAGAAGAAAAATCTGCTCGACGTTATCACTGAAATCTACGAAATCGTCTCCCGTGATTGGCAGGCGTCACTGCTGTTCCTCAGGGGCGATAATGGCAGTACCTACATGAAAGGGTTCAATCTCACCAGAGAAGCGGCCCATTTCATCGACTCCCAATATCCCCGCTTTGAGTACACCGACCAGACGGAGATGAATATTTCAGACTTCAACGAGTACACACGGCAGTACATTGGCGCTGCAAAGACGGAAGAAGAACGCTATGAGAGGCTCTTGGAGGCCCAGCACGAACGTGGAGAACTGTGGGACAAAGCATTCGCAGGCCATAGTGTATGGCGTGATGCCGGTCTCTCCATCTCCCTTGTGCCGGCACAGCTTCAGGAACAGTTCGTGGCTATTCACTCTATCTGCAAAAGGGTGTTCGGCGCCGAAGCCTAACGAAAAAAGAAAGGAGAAAATCATGGAGAATAACCAAAAAAACGCTGCGGAGGTCCAGACCAGTGTTCCTGACCTGCTTCCGGCCAACTACCGCGAAAAGGCAGAAGCGTTGGGCTGGGTCATCGACGAGGACAAGGTCTGTGGTGTGTTCACGTTCAGACAGGGGTCGCCTGCCGGCGAGGACTACTCCTTCGACCTGTACGCCGACGATGATTTCGGCGATGGAGTAGCCGCTGCTGTGCGCCGCGTCTACGAGGACTTCGACGTTGACGAGCACGTCGCTCTGTTTGCGGAGGCTTCCGTAAAGGGCACGTCAGGCGTTCCGAAACTGTCAGTGCTTGTCGAGGACGCCAAGGAAATCAATGAGATGCTTCTCACACTCGCCGAAGCGTTTGAAGACATCGAATCTGGTGCATCAGAGCGGGAGCAGAAGGTGTATACCCGCTGCTGCCCCAACTGTGGTGGCGTATCTTTCTCTGGTCATCAGGTCCTCCACATTGATGTGTTGGTTGACATCGAAACGGGAGATTTCCTCGGAAATATCAACGACGAAATCGAATCTAACATCTACGAGTCGTCTGACCCCTACGGTCCATATCACTGCATGACCTGCGGATTTGAATGCGACAACCTTTCCGAGCTGGAAAAGAGCGAGGTGGAGTAACTCTAATGTCGATTATTCTTTACTTCGCTCTGACCATTCTCGTGATGTGCGGCATATTCCTTGGCATAAGGAGACTGGACACACAGGACCTCTTGCCGCCAATCGTCTGCAGCGTTTCTGTGGGCGTTATTATGGTGGAACTGTTCGCACTTGTTCGGTGGTATTAACGGAGAAGGACGTGTTCAAAATGCTGACGAACCCCTTGTTTATAGCCTATGTCGTTCTCATCATCGCCGCAATGGTCGTCTCAGTCATAGCCGCAAAAAAATCAGACCAGCCAGAAATGCTTCCGGCTGCCTTTGGTACTATTGCGCTCACCATTGTTTTGGTTATTGTGGCGGTCATAACCGGTTAAATCAAAGCCAGCGGGAGAGGCACTCTGCCTCTCCCCTGCTTTCCCAAAAAAAGAAAGGAGAAAAATATGAACAATGTATCTATCAAAGCCGCCGCAGCTTTCTGCGACGAGAACACGCTGGTTAAGGTCTCCCGCAACAACCCTAAGCACGACAGATTCGAGACCACATTCGTTCCTTTCAAGGACATCCGCAAGAGCGATTCTGTGAGCGTCTTCAGCGACGGTCACGAACTGCACTTTTCCGTTCTCACAAATGCTTCTTTCGAGAAGGACGAGCGATACGGGAATGAGTGCGGCTGGTCTGTTAAGGTCACTGAGGATGCCGGCAAGACGGTATTGATTCTCCATCCTGCAGATTTTGCGCCCTATATCATCAGCCTTTCCGTCACCGACGAAGGAGATTGGCGCGGCTGCCGGCTGCTTTTTGAGAGTGTCCTCAACGATACTGAAGCTATCGTCAACAATATGCGGGCGAGATTCGAGCCGCGTGTGGCTCCGGAAAACACCTGCGGGCGGCATTCTGACACGGTTGCGGCCATGGCGAAGAGAGACCTTACCCGCGAGTGGACGGAGCAGTTCGGCTTCCGCCTCATTTCGGACAGCGTAAACTTCACCCAGTGCGGTGTGAAGGACATTCTCTCTGAGAAGTTCTTCAATTCCCCTGCCATGGAGCTGACGTTCTTCGCCTATTCCGACGGCGAGTATTCAGCGTCCCCCCTGTTCTTTGCCAAACTGCCCGATTTGGGCGAACGGTACAACAAGCCTGAGGGACGTGCTGCAATCGCAGAACTGCTGCAGAAGCTGGATGAGATGTACGGCGACCTGCCTGAAGACACAACAAAATGGGCTCTGGAGTATCAGCTCTGGGCTCGTATGCTGCTGGCAGAAGGTGCGGTCATGCTGAATCCGAAGCACCTCGACCTCCCCGACTGCGCCTACGAATTCAAAACGCTGGCTTTCGGTAATAAAATGCTGAAAGACAGCGGTGACGGTATTGCGTGGGCAAAGGCTGTCAAAACACCTATCAGCGTAATCGCCGAGGCGTGGGAGAATGACATGAGTGAGTCCGGCGATGAAGCGTTTACCTGCATCGTAACTGGCTGACGTTGAAAGGAGAAAACATGGATAATCTGATTTCGAACAAGCGAAAGCTGCATTGCGACGAGAACGTATTGGTCCATATCGTGCGTTACTGCCGTGATACGGATGATGCAGATGGCGACGGCATTAGAGAGGTGGAAATGTATGTCCCCTTCAAGTATATCTGCAAGGGCGATTCCATTGATATTCCTGATAAGGACACCGACGATGCCTTCAGAACAACCGCCTATGCTGCGGAGGACGCTTCGTATAGCGAAGCTCGTGCGGGTGGTTGGTTTGTGCCGGTCGCCTGTACTGGGCAGAAAGAGTATGTTCTGAAGCCTGATGATTTCGCACCTTGGCTCGTGACCCTGAGTGTCGCTTTCACACACGGGTCGTCCTGCAAACTCTTTTTCGAGTGCGTGGAACGAAGCGAAGAGAAGCTGTGGGCAAACATTCACAGAATCTTTGACGATGTGCCGACGCTGCGGCATGAGCTGGGTTTCGTTGCCCTCGTCCGACATATGGCACGGAAGTACCTCACACCTGATAGGACGGAGCCTCTTGGCTTCAGATTCCTTTCGGATGATGTTGTCTGGAGCAACTGTAAAGTGAAGGATATCCTTCCCGACCGGTTCTTCGCAGCAGCGGACATGGAGCTAACGTTTTACGCCTATGCGGAAGACGAGTATGCTGAGAGTCCCCTATTCTTCGCCAAGCTGCCGTATCTCGGTACGCATCACGGAACTCCCGCTGGCTGCGTGATTTGCGCCTCCATCCTGCGAAAGCTGGACGAGCTGTATGGCGACCTGCCGACAGAAACGTCCCGTTGGTCGCTTGAATACCAGCTCTGGGCCCGTATGCTGCTGACGGAAGGCGCAGTCATGCTGAACCCGATGCATCTGGCACTCTATGAAGACGAGCATACCTTTAATTCGCTTGTCTTTTGCGATGATGCGCTGGAAGTCAGCGGTGATGCTATTATATGGAAGAAGGCATCCGGCGCTCCCAGCAACAAGATTACTGAGGCATGGGAAGAAGAGATGGAAAAGTCTGGCAGCAATGACACATTTACTTGCGCCATTTAAGCCACGGAAGGAGGGACAAACGAAAATGCTGGATACTTCCGACATTCGCCATTTTGTTATACCGAAGATAAGAGAGACCATTCTGTATATCAACCGCTATGAGAAAGCGGCTGAAGCCATTGCCGCAATCGTCGGGATGGGTGCGTCCTTACAGGTTCGTCCGAAGTTGTCTGACCTGCCGCAAGACGCGGCGGAACTGGTTCTGCGGAAGCGCGAACTGGCTGAGTTATACGGCTTCGTCGAACAGAACTACGCCCATCTCCTGATTTCCGGTATTCTGTTCCGCAGCGACTGTGAGAGCAAGCAGAAATCCATCAAAGCGTACCACGAGTTGTACTTTGCGCTGTGCGAGTATATCGTCCATGTGTCACATTGCACGGATATACTCTACAAGGCAAAAGGGCAGCATAATGACCCTTTGTGGATTTGGGATGATGATGGTACATTTACGACCGCTTGGACGGCTCAGTACCATGATGATTTCGACAACACGCTCTCCGCAATGAGCCATCAGGAAGATGAACTGCTCCAGACCATTTCCAGAAGCGCCGCCGTACTGCGAGACGCCTTCGCAGCGTTTTCCTTGGATTATCGCAACGACGCTGATGGGTGCGGCCAAAGGGTTCTGAAGGAGTATCAGGAGCGCATGGTTAAAAGGGAATGCTAAAAGCAAGATAAAAAAAACTAAATTTCAAAAGAAGCTCCTTCGGGAGCTTCTTTTTTTACGTTGCTGCTGTTGACAAAATAGCGAAACGTGGTAGTATAATAGTATAATTACGAAGATATTTTTATAAGGAGTTTTATCTCCGTTTTTCAAGTCACATCATAAATTCAGACAATCACTTCCCTTTTCGGGCAGTGATTGTCTTTTTCTATATATACATTTTATTTTGGTTTCCCGTAAGTCCTTATCACAGGCTGGGAGAAAGGAGAAAACATCATGGCAAACTGTGTACTCTTCCGAGGGAAGAAAGGGTTCGATATCAGCACCCTTCCGTACGGGCTGAACTCGCTTCCCAATAGAAACACAAGTACGGTGTCCAAATGGAGTGCTCCCAAGCGCCCCTCTGCAAAGGGGTATTCTACCCTTCACAACTATGCGACCAGAGCTCTTTTGGCGTATCTGGGAATTCCCAATTTTGTCGATGACTACGCTCTTTTGCAGGTTTCTGATAACCTGTGGAGCGCGGAATATCGAGACGCCACGGAATCGAGGACGTATCTTTTCACCTACAAGACGGTCATTCAAACGAATGCGCCGGCAGTAGGTAAGCTGGCGGCTGCGTCAGCGGCACCTTCCGGACAGTGGGCGGGAACCCCGTCTATTGGCTCGGAGTCGGACACTCTCGACCTGAGCGGTGCTCTCCTTGCGATGACCCCGTTCACCCTCGCAACGTATTACGGCGCACCTGAACTGGCTGTTGTCGCAAACAATGTGGAGCTCAAGCAGGTACAGACGGACATCCTTGACCTGAGTGCCAAGTACCCCGCCGACTGGGGCAACCATATGGATGAGATTCCTGATGCAAGAGACTTCCTCTACACATTCAGCGACATTCTCTACTACGGTTGTGAAGACGGAAAAATCCCTCTCAACATCCAGAACGGCAATCTGGATACCCTGACCCGGCAGAAGGTAAACAGTGGAGCCTTTAATGGCACCGTCATCGTTGGCTCCCCGACCATTATCGGTGGAACCATGGCCTCAAGCACCGGCTCGTCTGAAAAGAGCATGACCGTGAAGGATGCCAAACTCAGATATGCTGCATGGACAAAAACACATACGTGGACGCAAGACGAAGAACTGCTGATTCCCACCTTTGACGACGACTTCAAGGTCCAGCCGGAGGTAATCGAAATCGCAGATAAAATCGTCGCAACGTCTAATATGCGCGTTCCGTTCCGCAACTTCCTGTGGCGCGGCATTACCGGTTACGGCAAGTCTACCGGTACGAAGGTGTTGGCGTGCATCCTGCACACCCCCCGTTTGGAGCTGACCTGTCATACTGATATGTTGGCAAAGGACTTGATTTCCGAGTTCGTTCCCTGCAATCCTGTGGATGCGGTACGAGGAGAACTCCCCTCCTTTGAGGAAATTTCCTTCGACCCCGAATCCGCGTGGAACAACATGACAGGAGAAGATGGCACGGGCATTACCTCCGAGGAGTGCTTTGCAAAGTATTCCGAGCTGTTGGTTGCACGTGCCGGCTGCACTTCCCCCGTGAAAGTGGTTGAATCCGCTTTTGTGAAGGCTGTTTCTCGCGGATACATCTGCGAGATTCAGGAGGTCAGCCGAATCAAGGATTCCGGTGTTATGGTCGCGCTGAACCAGTACGATTTGCCGGGAGCTATGATTCCTCTGGTAGATGGTGGATTTACCTATCGGCAGAAGGACGCCGTTGTGGTATTCACAGATAACGTCGGATATGCTTCCTGCCGTCCCATTGACCAGTCGGTTCTCCGTCGCTGCCGCATGATTTTCGACAGTACGGAAATCGAGAAGAAAGCCATGCTGGAGCGCATCAAATACAACACCGGCTGGAGTCGCGATGACAGAACCCTGTACGCGCTCTACGATGTGTACGAGCAGATTCGCAGCTACTGTGCGGACAAGGAAATCACCGAGGGTTCTTGCACCATCTGTGAGCTCGAATCCCTCGTGTGCTGCGTGCAGTGTGATGACCGCTATCTGGCGAATCTTGAAAAGTATATTGACACGTGCCTCATCTCGAAATGCACGAACGACCCCGTTGAACAGAACGAAATTCGTTCCAACGCAGCACAAGTCATCAGCAAGGTGGCATAAGGGTCCGAAAGGAGAAAAGAGGCATGGTGCCTCTTTTCTTTCTTTTCGGATAAGAAAGAAAGGAGAAAAAAACACCATGACTCAGAACTATAACAACATCAACTTTTTCAATCGTGAAAATTACAACGCGCTCTGCGCCAAGGTCGGCGAATGCGTCAAGAAGGGTATTCCCAATGCAGATAAGCTGCTTGAGAGCCTTGAAGAGCGATGCTCTGCCTTCCTCGACTATGTGAACACAGTTGATATGGGTGAGACCCGCATCATCATTGCTCACAACCGTCTTGAGGGCGAAGACCTCCGCGACGCATTGCAGACCATCGACAGGCTCCGTAAATGCTACCATGACGTTGCTTGCAATAGCTGCAATGTCATTAACCGGATGGCGGCAGCAAACGGAATCAGTCCGATTTTTACCGGAGATTCCACCGACCGCCTGCAGGTGGCAGACTTCTGCCTTGAATTTACCGTTGAAATTTTCAAGAACCGGAAAAAGTAAGAAAGGAGAGTTGACGCATGGACCAGAAATCTATCTGGAGGCAAATCCGCGTAGGCGCCAAGGAAATGAGCGAAAAACTCACAGATGCTGACATCTACACCAGTGAAGCGTTTCGGAGTCATGTGCAGGCAACGGTCGATTCGATGACGAAAGACCTTGACAAGCACATCTCCGTTTCTCTGATGCATAACCCCAAATCCGACATCACCGCCTGTACTGACGGGAATAGTCTTTGTCAGAATACGGCAAACAGTGTCATCACATGGTATAAGCTCCCCTCCTCCCGATTCGCAACGGTCATGGGTATTGTCTATCACGAGTTGGCCCACATCCGATTCCACGACTTTCGCGCCGATGCGCTGGCAGACAAGGAACTGGAAGAGAACGGCACACTCTATGGACGGATGCCTGAACCGGACGATGAGACAGAGCTGGATGAGATGAAGGAGGCGCTGAAGCATCCTGAATACCGCAAGGTGTTCAAGTCGCTGCGAGACGAACTCGTCAACTGCATCATCGACGCACACGACGAGGAACGTATGAGCGACTACTACGGCGGCATTGTCGCTCGTGGTATTGAGATGGCAGCATCTTCCCTTCAGGGGCAGCTTCACACGCTGGAAGGCTATACGAACAACAAGAAGGAGCCGCTGTCTATTATGACAAGCCTCGTTCTCCAGTTCGCACGATTTGGTGAAATTCTCGTTGCGGATGAGCAGACGCTCTATACCAATGAGTACGCCAAAAAGCTGACAGACATCTCGCAGACCATTGAGCTTGCCACCAACACGGATAACCCGAAGGAGCTGTATTCCCAAATCAATGTGATGCTTCTCTTTATGTGGCCTTACATTAAGGACGCGATTGAGAAGTGTGACAAGCAGCAGAGCTCTCAGGCAGGCCAAGGCCAGCAGGGGCAAGGTCAGCAGTCCGGCTCCGACCAGAACGGTCAGGGCGGGCAGCAAGGACAGCCCGCTTCCAGCGGTGGTCAAGGCAGTCAGAACCAGCAGGGCGGCGGAGGTATCTCCCAGCCCAGCGCCAATGCCATTCAGCAGGTGCTCCAGCAAATTGCTCAGGGCGCACAGAATGGAGGTGGTTCTCAGATGCCTCAGAACCAGAAGGCATCCAACGTAGCCAAGCAAGCTACCAAGGATGCCCAGTCTGCCGACAAGAAGAAGGGTAAGAAAAACGACAGCGGTAGTGGTTCCGGCGGGAATGATGCCAATAAGGGCAACATCCCCGCTGCTGTGGCCGGCAAGAGCGGCGATGGACAGGATAAAAACGGAAAGCAGGAGCAAGCCGACAGTATGTTGGCGAATGTCCTGCAGACCATTATTTCCTCCGTTGCCGGAAACATGGCCGAAGCACAGATGGAGCAGGATTTGAAGTCTCAAATCATCGCTGATGTTGACATCATGGACCGTAGCTCTACGCACAAGGGCCATAGCATCGACGTCAAACGCGAGGTTGAAGTAACACCTTCCAACATCAAGCTCTACGGTGAAATGATGGAGGATGTGTCGCAGTATTCCAAGCGTCTGGCAAAGTTGATGCAGCAGGAGTTGAAGGACCTGCAGGACGGCGATGTCCGCAGAAACCGAATGTACGGTAGAGATATCGTTGCAAGCGAAATGTGGCGTCCGGATTGCCGGTTCTTCAGCGACACAAAGTTGCCGCAGGACCTGCCCGATATGGCAGTTTCCGTGCTGGTTGACCAGTCTGGCTCGATGTACGGACAGCGCATGGGCGCCGCTATGAAGGCTACCATGCTCCTGCATGACTTTGCAGAGCGTGTTCATGTTCCTGTCGCTGTGTACGGTCACAATGTGACCATGCATGGTAGGGTCAACCTGTTCGTCTACACAGACTTCCTGAAGGCCGGTAAGCGTGACAAGTACCGTCTTGCCAAGCTCTCCACTGGCGGCTGTAACCGTGACGGTGCAGCACTGGAGGTCGTTGCGAACCTGCTGAATGCGAGACCTGAGCGCACGAAGCTCCTCATTATCATTTCGGATGGCAAGCCGAATGATGATTCCTATGGTGGAGATTCTGCGGCGAAGGACATCAAAGACATCGTAGCCCGCAATCGCCGGCGCGGTGTTGAGATTGTCGCAGCAGCTATTGGCGACGACAAAGAGTACCTCAAGAAGATTTACGGCGACCAGTTCCTTGACATTACTGACCTTTCCACCTTCCCCAAGGCAATGGTCAAAATCGTCAAGAAGCGGTTGAAGGTCTAACAACAATTAAAGAGCCATCCTTCGGGGTGGCTCTCCTTGAAAGGAGATAATACTATGGATTTAGGCTACATTGCTCCCTGCCCCGTGTGTGGTGGCGAAATCAAGCTGTATTCCCACTGTGGCAAGCCCGATTGTAAGGCTGTATGTCAGAGTTGCAAAAAGGGGTTTCCGTTCCACGCAAACCTGAAGACCTATGCCGGCACAAAAATCTATGCCAGCAGTATCAGGAAGAGTGTTCGGATGTGGAATAACACGGTTTCCAAGGAAGTCATTGCCGATGATAAGGAAATGAACCGTTCGGAGTTCGACAGCAAGGTACAGGAAAACCCGCTGAATGACCATTTGAAGGTCACGGAAAAACGACCCGAAGAAAAAGCGAAATACGACCTCGGTTTTGGGTATCTCGGCAACGGCTTGACGGTATGGAACCGTGCGTCAGAGGTAAACGGCGACTATCCCACCATTGCCCACATCTCTCCTGAAGGTGAAATCACCTACTATGTGCAGGACTTGCCGCAGAGCGTTGTGGAGCGCATTGAACGGGTGGCAAAGCAGGAAGTGGCAAAGAAAGAAAAGTTGCCGGAGTTTTACCGGGAGTTTCTTGCAATAGAAGGCACGATATGTTAGAGTCTGATTAAAGGCTATTGAGGAAAGAAAGGAGAAAACACAATGACAGCCAAGCTGAAAAACGATGCGCTGAGAGTCATCAAGAGACTCCGCTGCTACGGCACAGACGCTGAAGACAACCTCGGCTGCGGCGATAAGCGGTGCAAGTACCGAGATGTGGACGGGGCCTGCGACATTAACAGTCTTGAAGCGGATGCTGCCGAAGTGATAGAAAAACTGTTGAAGGAGATTGAAAAGCATGAACATCGCTGATGCGGTAATGAAGTCCCGCAATGTCGAATCTTTCAGCAATCTCCTCCCTGTTACGTCTGTCACAACGGAAAAAGAAAAGACACTCGCAGGTCAAAAGGGATATATGGCGTTCTACACCGTTGATGAGCTTCAAAAGAAGTTTCATCTGACGGATGACATCATTGAAAACCTCTACTATGGCTGCGGCTTTACCCCGTTTTATTACTGGGATAAGGATAAGGTCATATTCCCCTGCATCAGTCTCACAATGGCAGCCGACGGTGAAGATAAAACGCCTGAAATCCGAGGGGCTGTTGAGCAACTGAAGGAAAAAATTGCTTCCGGCAACTGTAACTTCATCATCACGGCACTCAACGACCGGATGCGGATAGAGTATCTGAAGAAGCTCGTTGATGAGGGCTTTGATGGCGCTTACAAACTGTTCTACGATGTCTACCCCTTTTCCGATTACGGATGCTCCGCACTCGGACGGGATGGTATACTGAAGCTCAAAAGCATGAAAACGCCGGAACAGGTTCAGGCAACGGAGAAGGGGCTCAAGAAGTATCCTGACACGCTGACGGTTTACCGTGGCGCCGGCGATGAAAGCGCAAGTCTGGAGGAAGCGTTCTCTTGGACGCTGGACCCTGCCGTAGCCGTGTTCTTCGCCACGCGCTTTCCGTCTGACCATGCAAAGGTATGTCGGGCTACAGTCGAAAAAGCCTCTGTCATTGAGTATTTCGAAGGTGTGGAGGCTGAAGTTATTGTATCTCCTGATGACATCAAGGAGGTTGAAGACTTCCCCTTCTATGGTATCGACTGGCTCAACGAGGCAGCGGATGACGGTGCAATAGACGACTTCTGGCTCTATCAGAAGACTGCTGACTATGACGCCGTTCCATTCCAGATGGCAGGCAAACTGCATGGAAAGGCTCACGCTGGCCGTGTCCTATTCATGTGTATGCTGCTGGCATATATGAAGGGTCTGGACTTGGAAGACAAGGAAATTCTGATTGAGGCTGCACTGTATCACGACACAGGCAGACGTAGCGATTCCGAGGATAATACCCACGGTGGCGAGAGCGCAAGGATGCTGCAGGAAGCATATCCTGATACGGACCCCATCACACTGTTTCTGATGGAGTATCACTGCCGCCCCGATAAGGAAGGCTACGACTTCATCTCGGAACACTGGAGGGATAGGCAGGATGCGCTGCGCGTCAAAACACTCTTTGATATTTTCAAAGACGCTGATGGGCTTGACCGCGTCCGGCTCGGCAATTATGAGCTGGATATGTTCCAGCTCCGTACCGAAGAAGCTCGCAAGTTGCCGCAAATCGCAAAAATAACTGAAGAGCAACTCAAATTCTAAACACAAAAGCACCTCTCTTTTGAGAGGTGCTTTTTGCTTATTTTTCAAGGTTGCAACCAACTTGCGACAAATCAAACTAAATTCCAAGGAAAAAGCTAAGAGATTGGGTAAATAAGCAAAGAGAAACTCAAACTCAACTTTGCGTTTTCTTTGCAGCTCCGAGAGGCTCAATGAAGCGAGTTGCCCAGTCCTCCTTACCGCAGCGCGGGCAAGGGCGGTGCCAGTCGTACATGAGGTGTCCATCCACATCCACCTTATCGGTCAGTGGGGCAACCTGCCCGCAAGCAGTACAGAAGACGATATAGCGTCGGTCGGCGCCTGCACGCTGTTTGCCGGCGGCCATTAAGATGCCTCCTTAACAGCGCTGACCAGCGGGCGCTCCTCCAACATACCGACAACTGTACGCAGGGGCTCAGAACCGCCAAAAGCAGTAACGATGTGCTTCAAAGCACTCTCAGGAACGGAGAAGCTGTCCGAGGCACAGATGCCAACGGTCTTGCCCTTCTTTGTGTCCACCGTCACGAAATCGCCGGTATGGAGCGCACAACCGTCAGGGACGGAGAACAGGAAGGTCTGCGGACACTTAGGGTGCTTAATGATGACAATGTTACGCACGATTTAATCCTCCTTATCCAGTTCAACGCCGCAATGGATGCAGCGGTTCAGTTTGATGGCACATTCAGGGCAGAGCGAGTCTGCAGGGGTATTAAAGCAGATGATGACTTTGCCGCATTCGAGACAATGGCTTTCGGAGAATGCGTGAAGTACGACCCGGTTGAAGCACTTGGCACAATGTCTATAAGGCAACCGTGAGGTTATGGTAGGTGTAGCTTCCATTTAGGACGCCTCCTTCTGAGCAGGCTATTTAAGATTTAATGTGTCTTTCCAAAGAGCTTTGTTTTCAAGCGGGGATGAAAACCATACCTGCGTTCTGTGCGAGAAGCGCACATCTCCTCATCCTTACTTTTTCTTCTTTCGTTGATTTGTAGTAGTCCGGCTTACCGTTATGGAAGCCGTCCGACCCCAGAAGAATCCCGACAGCACCGCAGAAATTCATCACCGCACCCGGCATGATACGAGTCATGTCCTTGTACTGGGGCGGATGCGGCTTTACGGTAAGCTGCGATACTGCAGCATCACCGTAAGTCTCGTGGAACTCCTCAAGGCTGTTGGACTTTTGCTCAATAGCCTTGTGCCTGTTTGTCGCCACCTGTTTTCCGTCGAGATAGTATTTTCTATCAACACGTTGCTGGTGGCAGGCCTGCCGGTCGTGCCGACGGAACTGCTTCAGTTCAAAGGGCTCAACAGGTGCGGATACCTTAATGTTGGTGTCCAAGATGGAACAAGCGATACAGTAGGCATCCGTGTAATGTTCCTTCGGCACATTCTTGGCGATGCGGAATCCCTTGGTGGAGCGTCCATCTGTGGCATAGACATCGTAGGAAGTCTCTTCGCCGAGGTACTCCATGAGGTGCGGGATAATCTGGTTCAGTACACTCAGGGCGTGGTACTTTTTATTCATCCCGCCCT